CCAGAACAACTCCAGCAAATGCTTCTAAACCAACAGCCAGGAGGTCAAAATATCTCTGGTGGCGTTGGGGATATATTGCAACAGCAGCAGGGTTTATACGGTAGTATGATGGAAGGTAAGATTCCACCATCTTTGCGTATGAATGTGATGTCCGGTGCTCATGACTTAGCTGCAGGACAGTCTAGGAATATAAATCGGACGTTAGGAATGGGGGGAATGTCACCGGGTAGTAATTTAGGTGCACAGTTATCTCAAATAAGTGAGAGCGGGATAGGTAATGATGCTATAAAAAACTTGGCAAGTTTAAACATGGACACCATGAAGATGGGACAGGAAGGCATGGGAAATGTCCTACAAGCCAGACAGGGACTCAATGCTAGTATGGCAGGTTTAACGAGATCGAATATGGGTGAGAGGAACGCATGGGGAGGGGCAGTTGGTGGTCTTATTGGTAAAGGTATCAAGGATTGGTTTGGAGGAGTACCGGGTGGACAACCTGGGGGACAACCGGGTGGACAAGGTGGTCCGCAACAGGGTATAACTCGTGGTGCAAAATTGGCAGGTGATGTAGGCGACTGGTTCAAGAATAAAGGTGACGGTTCATTATTGAAAGGCATGGGAACAGCGGCAATGGGTGCTGCTCCTTGGGCATTAGGTGCTGGAGCAATAGGTGCTTTATGGCACAATAGAAAAGGCATTGGTAAATTTTTAGGGCTGGGGAGGTAGTCATGGCAAACGGAAGATATAGACAAGACCCTTACGCAGCCTTTGCTCAGACCATTAAACCTCACACTAGTGGATTAGGAGCTGCTGTATCCGCCTTTACGTCTGGTCCCACTGCTATGGATAAAAAGGCTCTAGCATTAAAAGAAGCACAGTTCTATCAGACTAAGAGGGCTAGTGATCAGGCTATGGCAATTAACCAAGAGAGGTTTAATCAACAGAAGCGTGTGATTGCATCAGGTGATATTTTATCAAATCTTGAGAATGATGAGTTTATGACTCTTGGTAATTTACCTACTGGTGTTGGTGATGTCTTTGATGAGAATGCTTTTATGGAGAGTCATTATGGTGTTCTAGGGAAGAAGCAAGAGTTTATGGAGAAGTATAGGCAGAGAGTGGATGACAAGAATAAAGAGCTAGGATTAAATATTACTCCTGATCTGGGTAAAGCTGAGGCAATGTACAATCAATTTACCTCGAGAGAATCAGAAAAGAAACTTGTAGACCTTATGGGAATAAAGCAAGCTAAGGGTATGACAGCTAAAGAGTTCAATCTCTATCTTAGGGGTGTAGGTAATACTCATGCTGGTTCTAATGCTGTAAATTTTTACCTACAGAATGTCGATTCTAATTTCAAAGATAGCTGGGCAAAACAAACAGGTTATGTTCATGGTTATGAAACTGGTTGGGAAGATTGGAATCCTTTTGGAGGTCCCGGTGGAGAAAGAACGGGTGGTGCACCTGTGTCAAGTACTGGAGAGAAAGTAGCATTTCGGGGTGGAATGGCTTTAACTGGAGGACTTGCTTTAGAAGGAGCTGGGTTTTTAAAGGATTGGGGTACCAAGGCAAAAGCTATGGAGGGTGTTGATGACATCCTGAAGAATAAGGATATATATAAAAAAGGCGGGAAGCTCTTAAAGGCTAATTGGAAAGATTCGCTAACTTCAGCACAAAAAGAATTATTGGGTGGAGCTGATAATGTAGACAAGATTAAAGGTAAGGCTGGTCTAAATAAATGGGCGGTAGAACAAAAAAGTAGCTGGAACAAGATACGTCCTTCTCAATGGGGTCCGAAACTTGGGGCTAAGACTGGTGCAACAGAAGCTGCGAGAAAAACCTGGGCAATGACAAAGGGTGCTGGGCTTGGAGGTATAGGCACCGGTGCTATTAAAGGTGTAGGTCCTTACGCTGCTCTTTATGGAGGCAGGAAAGCTGGTCAAGCTCTTGGTGGAGACAAAGGAGAACTTGCTGCTGGAACTGCGGGGCTTTCAGTTTTCTTAGCTGCTAGGTTACCGGCTGCTGGAAAGAAACTATTGTCTGGAGCTTTGAAAAGGAAAGCAGTTGGAGCAGCATTTGGTGGACCAATAGGAGCAGGATTATCAATCCTAGCTGACCTAGGGTTTGGAGGAATGGAAGCATACAAACTATTAAGAGATTATAAGGAATATAAAAAGACAGGTAAGATAGGTCGTTGATGCATGTCTCTGTTACCTTATGCACCACGACCTGAGGAAGAAGAAGAAGTATATGATCCTACCTCATACTTCAGACCTTCCCTAACTCCAGAACAAACACAGCAATATATAAAAGAGTACGAGGAGAATCCTCGCCAGTTTGAACCTGACATTTTAGAGATGTTAGGTCAGCATGCTACTCACCACAAGATTCCTTTTGCATATAACGAGGAAGATCAAGAAGCAAGTATAGGCAGCGTGATCAAGAATATTGGTCAAGGGTTTATGGAGGGATTCACTACTCTCCCCCTTGCCGGTAAGTCTAAGCCTAAGAATGAGTGGGAAGCTATAGGTAGTAATCTTGGTCATCTTGCAGGGTTCGTTGGGTATATCCCAGGTGCCAGTGCTATCAAGACTCTCCCGAGGTTAGCAGGTATAGCAAGAGCAGTAAAAGGTAGGTCCTTACCAATGATTGCTGCTAGGGCTGCTACTGAAAAAGCTGCAAAGATATCCAATAGGGTATTGAATAGTGCCAAGGGAGCTAGGGCTGCTGCTTCTGGCGATGCTATTTCATTCCTGCAGAAGCCTCTTGTTAAAGACTTGGTAGAAGGGTCATTCCATTTAGGTGTAGCAAGTTCTGTTAGCTCTGTATGGGGTGGTGTGGATGAGATGATGAAATCTTTCATAGGTGGTGCAGAGACTGGACTAGCCTTTAGGGGAATAGGTAATCTTATAAAAGGCTTTGGTCCTCAGGGTGACAAGGCATTAAGAGCTTTGGCTTCCTCATTGTATACCGGTATACCTTCTACCCAAGCAGGGCAAACAACTCCCGAACAAATATATGAATATGTATTAGGTGCTTACTTTGGTATGAATGAGATGCCTTATCATAGAAGGCAGGGAGGGAAGTTTATAAATGAGAAAGTTCTTCGTGGAAAACATGAGGGTAAACCATTGCAAGCTATTCCCGGTTGGGAGAAGCTTGATAATGTTACTCAGAAGTGGGTAGAGAAACAGCCTGCAGTTGTTGATAGACCATTAGGTTTGCCTGTAGCTGGTGAAGTTGCTGGTATTTTTTATGATAAGGATACTGGTGAACTCATTACTGATCCTGCACGTATAGAGAGAGGGATGCTTGAACTGGCAGAGAAAATTGAAACAGGAGAGACTCCCTTTAAAAAATTAGTTGAGACAGATGAGCAGTATGTTAATAAAACTGAGGGTACACATGATTACAGCTCTGAGAACCTAGACTTTGAGCCTGTTGATATTATAAAGAATAAGATTAAGTATTATGTGGATGAACACAAAGCTATATATACTGTTGCTGATAAGCCAGATCGAGGTAAAAGATTAGAAGCTTATCAGAATGTTCAAGGGAAATGGAATGAATTAATAGAAACCTTTAGAGCTAATGAGAAGGAGACAGGAGAAGGATTTATAAAAGAGAAGGGTGATCATCCAGAGGAGTTTATAAGAAAATATATCACAAAGACATATGGAGTATCCACGGCTGAGGATTATAACTTCTGGAGAAACTGGGGGAACAGGCAGTTAAGAGAGGAGTTTGTCCCACAGATGTCAGTCATACAGAGAAACAATGGTAAGTATGATACAATTAACATGGAAGATAATGTTAGTTATGGAAAGACAGAAAAGATAATAAAAGAAGAAAGAAAATATGTGGAAGATATATGGGAGAGAGCTAATGAGATGTGGGGACGTCCAGTACCCAGAGGCAGAGCTTATAAAATATTAGATCATGTTTCTGTTCAGTCAGAAAATATTAGCAAACGAACTGGACAGTATGGTGTCAAAGATTATTCTTTCAAGGAATGGAAAGAAAGATTTTCAGATGATCCGCAAGGTGAGGCAGCTTATCTTAGAGAGAAAGCTAAGATGAATAGCTTTAATTATAAGATGCAGGATGCTGAAGGATATTATTACTATGGTGGTAAGAGTGATGCACAGAGACAATACTTTCTAAGATATCATCCTGCTTTAATGAATGCTACACCTCAGATGATTAAAGCTAAAGTTAGAGATATCGTAAAGGGAGCTGGGGGCGTAAAGTTTCTTAAAGCATTGGAAAAGGATCGGATAGAATTTATAAATACATATGGTGTTAAGAGTGCCAATGTTGAAGGGCTAACAAAGAAAGAAGCTTCGGATTTATATAACAAAGCATTCTTGTCTAATATTTATTATACCTATGAGATGAATGGTAAAACTATTGAGGCATCAGTAGGTAAAGTCCAGCCTAAAGATTTTGCTGATGTATTTCCTAGTGCAAATAATAAAGTTGTTGGAAATGCTAAGGCTTTTAATAAGCGTCAACAGATATGGTTCACATCTGGTATATCTGCTACTAGAAGTTTCATGGAGAAACAGGAAGGCTTGGGAGCAGAAGATGGAACCTTTAGATATATATATGTTAATGACAAGGATGGCACTACTTCTAAAGAGTATCAGGCTGCTTTAAAGAAGACAGACCCTGCTTTTAACTGGAAAGAGAGCGAGGACGGTGGTGTAATAGGTCGCTCAGACTGGCTAGAAGCCCTTAATAGGGACGCTGGCATCCCAACCGATGGTGGGTTCAATAAAAGCTTTATCGTGTCTCCTAGTGCCAGCCAGGGGGCTTTACTGGGCAAATATGGGGTGCACAGAGCTTCTCCTAAGATAGATGCGTGGATGAAGAAGAATAATGTACACTTTATTATAAATACAAGTAGTGCAAAGCAGGCAGGGAGAAGGGTAGCACAAGATTATGAGCTAGTAAGAGATGAATTAAAGTTTGGTCCTAAGGGTAAGGATGATGCGGTGATACATCAAATGCCTGTTGGAGATGTGAAGACAGTGTACAGTGAGATTGCATCTATAGAAACCAGTCTTAAAGATACAAGATTACCCAAGCAGTTATTAAGTAACCTTACACCTTATTCATGGACTAATATTAATACTGAATCCATTAAGGATATGTATGAAGCTATTAATCAAAAGGCTATGATAGGTGATGCAGAGGCTAATGCATTACTTGAAAGATTTACGAATGACCCCATAGCAAATGAAGCAATGATTGAAACTTTGATAGAAAGAATGGATGGTTTTGGTTTACCCAAGTTGTTAGAAGCTATGCATGGGACATCTAAACCTGAGCAAAAATTTGCTTCGCAAGTGTATGAAAAGATATTAAAAATTAATAGAGAAATAGAAAGTGATAAGGTTCTTGAGGGTGAGATTACTCCAGATGAAGCACAAGAATCTATTAAGGAGATGTATGAATTTAATGCTATTCATGAGAGACTTGTACGTTTACTACCTGATAGCCTAGCTTCTCAACTACATAAGTTTACTAATCCTATTAGAGGAGCTGCCATTAGAAACTTTGTAGTCAACCAAGTTACTAGACCTAAGCTTGGTAATAGTGGGTCTTTTAGATTTCGTATCTGGGACAAGGAAATGCAACAGCGGACGGACAAGGAGGGCAACACTAGTTTATTAGCTAAGAATGATAATATATTTTTTCTTGATGAGGGGTGGAAAGACTTAAGGATAAAGACTGACTTTGGGAAGCAGGACTATACCTTGAGTGAGCTGTGGAATGCAGTAAGGAATAAGGAAACTGGTATCCCTCTTGCTAAAGCTAAAGAAGTATTGAATGCTGTGGTTGTCAGGACTCCTATGGATAGTTTGTCTGGTGCACAAGTTCTTGAGTTTAGGGGATTCACAGGAGTTAAAGGAGTTAGTGGTTTAATGCATCCTAGAAAAACAAGAGCATTGGGTGGTGCTGACTTAGATGGTGATAAGGCTGCTGTATTTTTTGGTGATGAAGTACATGGGATGCGTAAAGAATGGAAGAAGATGTATAAAGATCAGGCTGATGAGTATGTGCTCAAGAATGGGTCTGAAGCTTCTAATAAAGAAGCTGAGTATAAAGATTTGTTTGCTGAACCTGACTCCGGTGGAGTGAATGAGGCTATGTCTAATCCAGCGTTGCTGTTTTCTTCTCATAGAAGACAGTTAGCATCAGAGGCTGCAGCACAGGGTCGTGGTATGTTAGGGATTGCTGTTACTACTAGAGCATCCATTGTTGGTGCACATGCAGCTGTTGCATCTCTACCTGCTAGAGTAGAAAAGGTAGAAGTTGAACCCGGTCAGACGTTATCAATAAATGTACCCAAGGGACACTATTTATATCAGATACATACGGGATATGGTAAGACAAGATGGGTGACAGCTAAAGCATTGACTGATGCAAAGTCGTTAGATGCTGGTAGAAAGAGTGCTCGTGCTGCTGTTGCTGTAGGTTCTGATCCTATGGATGAAGCAGGGTTAAAAGGAAGAGGTGCTTTCTTTGATGGTATGGCAAATAAAGTATTTGAATGGAAAGCTTATCATCCTAAGGTAATAAAAGGGAAGCTTAAATTAGACACGGTGGAGACAAATAAATTAAATAGTGATGCAGATTATGCGAGAGCACAACGTAGAAAACCTATACAATTATTTCAGGGAGCTAACTCTGCACTGTATGGGAGACATTATCAACAGAAGAGAAGATATTATTATAATGAAGTACGTGATAGGCTGGATGCAATTACTGATCCTAGCCGAATGCTTATAAGAGATGTAAAAATTAAGGGCAGACCTACTAAAAGAATAAGATTATATACTCCGGGATTTGGAGAAGAGAATAGAAATACATTACTTGGTAAGGTAGCTGCTGATGTTAGGCAGTTAGATTATGGAGATTCTCTTTTCAATAGAGTAGATAAGCAGGAGTTAGCAAAAATATATGTGCAGCATCAGGCAGATGTTGAAGATGGAAAATATAATTGGCTACAGAAAGCATTGAATAGAACTAGTATGAGGATTCCAGAGTCTGATGTTGTGGAAGATATTTTTAGTAGAGGATTACATACTTACGATGGATATAGAAGAGAATTAAATATTGATCGTTGGGATTTAGGTCTTACTCCTGAAACTAATTATACTAAAAGAGCTGCATGGTTGGCAGACTATGTAAAAAAGGGAGAGGATTTTCTTGTTAATGATATGTCTGATTTTGTGTCGTTTCGATTAATAAGAAAGTACGCTGATCAAGTAGGAGATCAGAAGAGAGTCTTAGAGATACATAAGGAGACAGAGAGATTTAAAAGAAAGAGTGATGACTTTTATAGGAAATCAAGAGAGGGTATTACTGCTAAAGGTATTCAAGAAGAGCATAAAGCAAGAGGGGAAGAGATATCAGAAAAAGAATCTTTAAGATTGTATGAGGCTGAGAGAGATATAGCAAAAGAGGGAGAGAGTCCCATTGCAAATAAAACTAAGCTAGATAATATGATGAAGGTATATAAGTCAGAGATTTTAAAGACAGCTGCGGAAAGAAATTTATTTGATCAGATGATGTTAGGTACTTTTGAAAGAGGTACGGCAGAAACAGTTAAAGCCATGAAGAAGACATGGAGCGAGGAAAGCTTAGCAAGTAAACCTGTCCAAGAACATTTAGCAACATTAGAAGAACGAAGTAAACAGACACATCTTTCTAGGGTAGGTTTCGGTAGCACAGCTGTTTCCGATGCTAGCTTAAAGGAATACTTGAACTCTTATGATAAATTATTTAACAAGACTGCTGTACGTTTAACAGATAAAGAGATACAAAGGTTAGAGGAAGAGGGACAAGCAGCTGTGGATGTAAAAAGTATTGTTGATGAGAATGGGGACAGAGTAAAGATACAGTCTATCAATACTAACAATCTTGACAGAACTGAGCAGAAATATATAGATGAGATTGCACCATTTGAAGGACTTACAAAAGGTAAGCTTAAGAAAGAAGAAGCTGAGTTGGCTGCAAGTATCATAGATCATATAAGTAATAACTTTGGCAAAGAACTTATTGGAGTAGAATTTAATAAGTTTGTTAGAGGAGTAATGGAGAAAGATATAAATGCTATGACCTTTCGTGATTGGAAAGCATTTAATAATTATCTACAAGAAATAAGAGATGGAAGTTTTCTTGCTAGGCACATGGGGACTATGAAGCACCCAGAAAGATTCCCAGAACTTGCTAAGAGACATCAGTACTTGTTTCCTGAAGCTATTAATAAAGAGTTGATGCGTTATGAAATTAAACGAATAGAAACTATTGGTACCTTTAAAGATAAGAGAGGTAACATCGTTACCGGTAAGGTAACTAAGCCTACTCAGATAATTAATGAGATAAGAGATTTATATCATAAGTCTCAAGAGCGTACATCTGCTGTGTTTGATCAGAATAAAAAACTAATGGAAGATGAGTTAGGTCCTTATCTGTATGGACTAGAGGATGGTTCAGAGTTGTATCGTGTTAGCGGTGCAATGATGGAGAGGTTTGGAAGAGTTAGAATGGATGATAACTTAAACAAAGCTCCTCTTGGTGGGTATTTAGCAGAGCTAAACAGAGAATTAGCAGGAGAGCCGGGTAAACATAAGGCTGCTATGTCAGAATATTCTAGGGTATTTAGAGAAGCAATTAAATCCAGTGATTGGCACAACTTAAAAAAGAAAACATATATTGTTAAGCATAAGATAGGGAAGAAGACTGTTACTCAATCTTTGTCTGGCTTTGAAGTAGTCGAAAGGATGATAGAACAGAGGACTAAGCAGAATGAAAGGTATCATAAGTGGCTTACAGGTGATAAAGTGTTGGCTGATAAATATCTTGGGGAGCTTGAGTCAGTATTACCGGAGAAGGGGGACAAGGCAGTAGCCAAGATAAGAATTAAGCAATTAGGAGAGCTAAGGGATACTTTTCTAAAAGATGTTCAGAAGATGTCAAGATTAAATGAAGATATTCCTATGGAACTTGGGATAGATAACCTAAGAAAGATTACAAGATACTTACAGATTCATCAGCTTGCACAGGAAGGAAAGCTAGCTAGTTCAGGTTTGGTAAGAGCTTTGGAGACTGTTCCATCAGAAATTATAGGGACTGGTACTATAAAGTATGAGAGTTATGTCCCCCATATGATGTTTGATCGCAAGGAAGCATCGGAAAGTATGTTAAGGTATATACAATCCATTGCAAAGGACCCCAGGTATGGTGATGATGTAAAGAAGAGAGAGTATGATTTAAAGTCTGCTATTATTAGGTTCAAGCAGCTCACCGGTGATTGGGTTAGCAGTGACCAGTTAACTGAGTCTTGGAATGATGTAAGTAAAGTATTGTCTGGTATTGGTAGGGAAAAGAAGGCTCTCTTGGACGAAGGATTCAATCAGTTCATGAAGAATAGGAGAGTAGGCAATCAGTTTAAGAGGGAAACTCATATTGGTGGATGGAGCTATGAACCTCAAGCTTATGAAACTTATGTTAAAAATATTATTGGTAGTTTTAATAAACAGATAGCTGAGATAGGTGCACGGGATGCTACCTACCAGTTTAGAAAGGATTATATTGAGAAGGGGGTAGATAAAGAGTTGGTGCATAGATGGGGAGATTATTTAGACCTCTATTCTCAAGAAGCAGGTGGTGCACCGGTTAATATACCCAAACACATCCTTAATGATCCTGCTTATGGTGTAAAAGGTACAGCTTATGCTTGGTTTGCTGATAATCTTTGGGTTAAACGGATGAATAAGCTCAGATCAATGCTTGGTATGGATAAGAAAGCCGCAGCAAAAGGGATGCCTAAAGAATTAGATTCTCTTGATTTTAATAGTTTAAGAAAGTTTGGACAGTGGGAAGCTAAGTATGAATTGGCATCATTGCTTGCTCATCCTAAGAGTATGGTAGCTAACCTCTATGGTGGTACAGTACATACATTAATTAGTACCGGTTATGAAAACTTTAAGAATGCGAGGAGTATAAAATATTTAAAACTTAAAGTCAATCCAGAGTGGGATAAGATGGAAGATGTATATGACTGGGTGAAAAGTCATGGAGTTGTTGAAGAGTTCTTGATGTATGAGGCTAATATTAATCCTCAAGTTCAGAGCAAGGCTTGGCAGAGAACAATCAATGAAACTGTGAGAGCTTTGAAGAATGATCCTGATATACCTGATAAGAATATTTTAAGAATAGCAAGTAAGAATGGTATTAGTGAGTCAATATTTAATAAGGCTGCATGGTTTATGCGTAGACCAGAGCGTACATTAAGACGTGATGCTTTTGTTGCTCATTATCTTAAGGCTAGTGAAAAGTTTGGTGGAATGATCAGTGATTATAATAATCCTACCTTAATTGAGATGGCTAAGAAGGGTGTTAAGGGTACGCAGTTCTTGTACAGTGCTCCTTTTAGACCTGCTTTCTCTAGAAGTAATGTTGGTAAAGTTTATAGTAGGTTTCAAACTTGGGCGTGGAACTCTGTACGTTTTAGAAATGATGTTCTTAGAGAAGCAAAGATACATGGGTTTAATCCCGGTACTGATGAGTTTGATCGTTTAAAGAGATTAGCAGTAGCTGATATGTTTATGCTGGGTCTAGCAAATATGTTTCCTTACTCTATATTTGAGGCTGCTCTTCCATCCCCCTGGAATTGGTTTGAGGACACTGCTGCCATGATGTTTGGAGATGAGAGAGAGCGTGACCGTGCTTTCTTTGGTTCTTATCCAGCTCCTTTGCAACCATTGCAGGTGGTTACTCCCCCTGCTTTAAGATTGTTACCACCATTGTTTAAAGGGATGGTTACAGATGATTATAGTAGATTGACTGAGTATTATTTATATACCATGATTCCTTTCGGTAGAATACTGAGAGATGTTGTAGGACCCGGTAGTATACTCGAAAATCCTGCTAGAAGCGTGGAGAAGCTCACTGGGCTACCTTATATGGGCTTTGCTAGGACTTATAAGGCAGAGCAAGAGGAAGAGAAGCGTGGACCTCGAGGACTTTTGAACTATTTGTAGTTCGATTGAAAAGTGTTTGAAAAGTTGTGAACCAGGGAAAAAGTTTTGTAAAAACCGATTTCAATTTTTGAGCAAATTTTTGAAAAAATGAGTCACGATAATAAATTATTAACTCCAACTAATACAGCAGCAGGCTTATTAGGGATGACAGGTCTTGCAGCTGGTAGTAAAGTTGCTTCCAAGGCTCTTGCTGATCCTCACTTTCAGCAAAAAACATTAGATAGTTTTCAGAATTTTTTAGATTCTTTTTATAAGAAGGGTAAACTTCCTCCTCCATTATTTCGAGCAAAACAAGGTGTTTTGGCATTTTCTGAGGGCGTAAAAGGCTCAGCCTCTATGATTGGGGAATCTCTTAATTATGCTCGTCAACAAGCTTATAATAAAACAGGCTTAACTAACAGAACTTACAAAACATTTAAGGGTTATCTAAATGCTATAGATAATGAAAGAGCACGTTTTTTTACACAATACGGTACGCTGGGTGCACCTGATCCTGAATATATAAAGGGATATAAAATTGCTAATAGGAATGTTAATAGTATCATAAAAAAAATGCATGCAAAATTGACTAGTGACTATGCGAATGAAAGATTAATACCCGGATCAAGATCACCTATGGAGAGAGCACATTATGCCTCAAGAGGAATATGGTATAAGACGCAAAAAGGTAGGAGTGTTGCTCCTTATGTTGATGTATCTGCTACCAATAAAATGGCAATAGCAGATTTAGGTAAAAAAGAATTTGACTATGTAAAAGATGTATGGGGATTGAAGGATGCGAAAAGATTGCGATGGGTAAAGTATGCAAACACTCCAGTACAGGATGCAATGCGTGGAGTAAAATTTCATAGACCATTTTATCATGCAGTTTTGGGGTCTTTAGCAACCGAAGGAAAAGTAGGAAAACCTTCATTTGATAGTTTTATTAATGCTGGTTATAAGACTGGACTTATTAATAAAAGTGAAAAAAACAAAAATTTTAGGATGTTAAACAATAAAAAAGGTCATAGAAGAATAGCTATTTCATTTTCTCCTGCTCAAAAACCCGTATATGATTGGGGTGGATATAATGCAATAGCAGTATATGATGAAGCCACAAATAAAATAAAGATTATAACTTCTGATAAGAGAGATTTGTTTGGTTTGAAAGTAGGTAAAAATACAATGAATTATATGCAGCCTGATGTCCTTGATCCAAATTCATATTTAAAACAGGCAAAAGAGTTTCATGCTAAGGAAAGTTCTAATGTTAAATCAGGTATTACTCAAGCTACGAAAGAATTTAACCCAGATATGAAAGCAAGGGGGAATAAAGGTACTCGTGGGACAACTCATGTAGCATTAAAATATAAGTATAAAGCTGGGGAAAGAGGTGCAACAAGAACTTATTTAAAAACAGGCGAATTGAATCCTTTGTTTGATCCGAATTTTGATTGGGATGAAGTTCCAGACGAGTATATTGATGAACTCGGAAATCGGAAAGAGAGAATCACTGCCAAGCGAGCACGAAAAGTTCAGATTGGTACCCATAAACAAGAACTTGAACAAATTAAAAAGATTGTGGGAGAACATGAAAAAATTGTTACAAATACCTCTCTTTCGAAAGCAAAAAGTGCTTATAAAACAAGATTTAAAGTTACAAGAAAATTAATAGGAAAAGGGTTGCTTGGTGGATTGGGAGGAGCTTTGTCCCTTGCATTCCTTGCTAAAGAAATATATGATGAGTTTAATGAATAATTCTTCCCTTCCTATTATTAGTTTTAAAGTAAAAAAAAAGAGAGATAACAGAGGTTGTTACACCCCTGTTATCCCTTGAACTACTACATCTTCAAAGAAATCACATCCTTCTTCTACAGTACAAGGTTTGTCTGCAAAATCAGGATCAATGAATGTTACTAGTGCACTTATTTCTTTATTGAAGTGAAACATAAAGCCTGCACACGTATCATCTCTGGTATAGTTTGAGCAAGACTTCTTGGCAACTTTGGTTGTACGCGGGATTTCTTTTTTAATCACAGTCTCCTCCTCGACAACCTGCTTGTCCCATTCTACTGCTTGTTTCTTTCTCTATTGCTTTTTGCATTTCTTTGTCTGTAGGTAGGTCAGGTGCGTCTTTACGAATTGCATTGTTTATAGGGTCACCTTCTAAGTCATCAAATGATGCTGGTTTAGGAATATTTTCTTTTGATATTTTCTGTAAAATACTTTTAGCTAATTTTATTTCTTTCTCTATAAAATCCAATCCATCAGGACCAATATCAAGCTCTTTTTGTTGTTCTTTTAATGATAAAATTTCTTCAATTATTATTTCTACCATCAGTCTATGCTCTTCTTCAGTAATTCTTACCTTTTTAATTTCTTCGTCTAATGCTAATCTGTGCATGGCTATATCTCCAATTTGTACTTGTCCCCATATTCCTGAGACATTCTAGCGACATATGTAGGGGTAACATAGTCCTTACGTATTATAACAGCTTTGATTATATGTTCTGCATCTTTAAGTCTCGCTTGTAATCGTTGTATTAATGGGAGATCGAGTTTATTTATATCGGATTCTGCCATATTACCTCCTTTGCTGCTATAAAGGGTCCATCCTCATCTACATCTACATCCCAATCGAGTAGAGTATAAAGATATTGTCCTTCTTCAATTAAGTTGTCTACAAATCCACATTCTTCTTCACACATTACAGCAGGTAAAGAATTGTCGGTGCCATTTTTAATTTCTGCTTCTATAAGATTGTTGCCACACTTAGGACAAGGTTCTTCTATTTCTTTCATAGTTTTCACTCCGTTATTTTCATTTATGATAGTTTCTAATGATTTTAGTGACCTTAGTTTGTTCTTTGGTATGTAATGATTGATTATCCCATATCCAAAATCTCTTGTTGGGGCTTTTAAGATTTCTTTTTTATATTCCCAGCCTAATAGCTCTACTGTATCTGTATCATCTATGTATTTAGCTAATACATAAATATCTGAGACAACTTTGCCTTCTTCAACAATAAGATTGTATGCATTTCTTGCAGTTTTTACATCAATAATTCCAATCTTTGTTTCAAAGTCCTTACCATTATCGCCAGAAGGTCTTAATGTTTTATCTATTTTAAACCCAAACTCTTTTGCGAATTGAGATTCACCTTTTAAGCCTACATACTCGTAATTTTTACTCAATGGTCTACTCGACTCATGGTATTTATGCAAAGTTTCCCGATCGTTTGCTATTTGTTGTAATGTTTTATTCATTAGTATTTGCCTCCTTTGGCTAATTTCTTTAATACATAAGTTTGGATTTCTTTTGTTTGTTCTTTTACCCAATCCAATATAAGGCAAAAGTCCTTCTCTTTTAATGGTCCTTTACGTGTGTTGCATTGTTTACATATAATCTGCAAATTCTTTGGTGTTGATTCTCCATTCTTAGATAATGGAATTATATGGTCACATACCATTGTAGAAACACTTAATATTCTATCACAGTACTTACATTTTTCACCGTAGACTTCGTAAAACATCTTCTTTATATCGACAAGCTCTATTTCAAAAAGCACTTGATGCATTTCCGACCTTTTTTTCAGAGCTTGTTTCAAAGAAGATGCTTTACGTGACAATCTAAGCCATGCTTTATGCCAGTGCCTACCGTGAACATTAACTAGCTTTTCTCTAAAGTCTCCTTGATTATATTGCATTGTAGACATAGGGGAACAACATCAAAAAACCTATATCCTCCTTTTAATAATCTGCTTTAAGCCAGCTAGCTAAATGCCAAGTATGATTTAACTTACCGTATTTACCTAATTTTTGTTTACTACTTTTTTCTAGTTTATGTTCTTTAGTAAGATTAGACATTGCCCTTCTAACACTAGTAATAGGGCACATAAGATTAAGTTTAAATTGTACTTCAAATGGTGTAAACTCTTTATCAGGAAATTTATTAAACAGGTCAAATATAACCTCTTCTTGGTTTCGTGCTTTTCTTCTACTTCTATCTAGCACATTCCCCTGCTCATGATTTGTATTGTAATAGGTCATTCTACCTCCAATCTAGCATGATTTGAAATGCAAAGTATAATTTCCATATACCAAAATTAAAAAGTATGGTGTCATACTTGTTAGGATGAACACCTTGACTTATTTCTATTCCGAATTTTATAAATGATAATAGTACAATATCTATACCACTTTTTGGTTCGGTTTCCATATTGAATAGATGGATATCTAGCAGGTACTGATGATTCATATTCTTTTCAATCTGAATGAATCATTAAAGTTCAGTTTTACATCCCATAGTTCGCCATCTGTACTCTTAACCATTTTCAGCCTCCTTTCTCTTGTTTTTGATTCACCTTCTAATACCATTAGTTTCCGTGAGGCATTTTCTATTGCTCCACTTCCTTTACCGGCATAGAGGTCTAATTCGCCACTTCTGGAGTATTGTCTTGAAGTTTGACTTAGCTGGATAATGATTAGATCATAATTCACTGCTAGATTACTTAAAGCATGAGATATATTTCTGATTGATTCGTATTCACCTCTTGCATGACTTGGTGGTTCCACTAAATCAATATAGTCTATCACTATGCAAGCAGGTGACATTTTTTGAACCTTTTTTCTTATTTGCTCTACAGTTGGACTAAGAGTTTGAATCTTTATATGAGCTACTTGATTTTTAAATTGATCATATATCTTTTTATTTTCTTTTGATATAGTATTTGTATCTACGTCAGCAACAATTTGAAGATTTCTTCTATGCATAAGCCATGGTGCTAATTCTAATGATAAGTACAATGTTGGTATTTGTAATTCTTCTTCTATTTTATCTTCAGCTGCATTATATGCTAAAGATATATTCTGAGCAAGAGTTGTTTTATTTACACCGGTTGGTCCTACTATTGTTACTAGTTCTCCCGGATATATAACAGATTCTATTCCTATTAAGCCAAAAAGTTTTGATAAATCTATACTTACACCTGAAAAATCTCTTTCCAATCTAGTATCTAACATTGCTTGTAGATCACTGACATTCAATATATCCATAAGATAATCCTTTCTTTTAAAATATACACAATGAGGTTGACAATAGGTCATCATCATACTATCCATGCACCCATATTGATAACCTTTTGTGTATACATCGTTAATAGATACAAGAAGTTCAGAATCTTTGATTCTGTCCCCACCCTTATTCCATTCTTCCATAGCTGCTATTGTTGCATTAATAGGAATCCCATTTCTTCTAAAGTGAGAAACGATCCTCATTAAAGTATTGTGCCGGTTCCCTTCAGCTGGTGGGTTGTTATACATATCTTGAATACATGGTACAACATTTGTGTGATTACTTTTATTAAAAAATGATTTTACACTGGGTGAATCAAATGTTACATACTTCTCAAATTTATGTGATTGCTCTTCTGATGGGAATGTATGGAAATCATTGATGTCCCATTTCCTACTCTTCTCTGCAATCTTAGCATAGGTTAGAGTGTCTAATTCTTTACTTGTGATATATGTTTTATAAAGTTGTGTTTTATAGTTCTTAGTAGCTGCACATCTATATAAAGCAGACCTTGAATAGATTGACATATCTGCCTCAGGTAAGAGTTTTGACATTGTTCTCTTTACAATGTATGGTAATTCTGCTCCCTGATGATTTTCGAATCCGAATAGTGAGCCAGGCATGATAAAATGAAATCCTGTTCCACTGAAAAATATACAATATGAAGTATCATCTAGACCTAACTCTAATAATTTTTTATTTACCTCTCTTGCCTTTGCAACAGTTTTCTTACCTGATACAATAGGACTAGAGTCATGAACTTTATCTATATCTATAGGAAGATAATCAATCCCTCTCCAACCTGTATACCCTTTGACGCTTTTATGTAATTCCACATAATCGTAACCTGTCCTATCATATAAATATACAGAACGATACACAGGAATATTCTTCCCATGTACCGTTACTGCTTGTTCTAGATCATCGAGATTCACTAAGGAGCCTCTTGACGCAGGACTCCTAAGTGCTAACTCGACAAACATTAACCTACCTTATAACTGTTAACAGTCTTTACAGAAGGTGCCGATGCCTTATCCCAAGGTTCCGGTGTTGTATCTTCCTCTGGAACATGTTCTTTAATAACATCATTATCTTTAGCCCATTTGACATAGCTCTCTAGACTCTTCATCTGTTTTTGATTGTCAGATTTAGCCATCCGTTCAACTACTCTTGTCCATACCTTTTCTTCGTTGGACTGCTTATCCATTACCTTTGTTTTATAAACATAGATAGTATATGGATATATTTCTGAACCAGAATTGTCAGTATAATTGTTGTTCAGAAATTTAGCTATGTCTTCTATTCCTTCATCTGATTTAGTTACCCAGTCTCCAGCCTTATCAAATCCACCACCAAATCCTATAGCATCAGCGATACTATAAAACTTTTTTAACAGTGAATTGTTCATGATAAGACCTTCTTCATCACGTTCAAATGATCCATTGATACGCATTCTAACAGGAAATTCACTTCCCGCTGTTTGCATTTCTATAACTAGATATACATCTGCCCAATCATACTTATCAGACTCATCTTTAAATGATAAGATTTTAGTATTTTGGTAACCTAGCCAAGGTGGAGTATCACCATTCTTAAAGGACTGTTTTTGTTCTGGTCTATAAGGCATTATTTAGATTCCTCTTTTATGGAAGACAGATGTTTACTCTGACTTCCTTGTTGATGTATTGCATTTTGTACTTCCTCGGCTGATGCAATACTAGATTCACTACCTAGTCCAAGCAATCCTAGTGCTCTACCAGTTGCCGAAGTTTCACAGTTTTCTATAGCACTTGTTCTATTGATTTGACTTTTAGATTCATCCTCATGTGCAAAACCAGTGAAATATCTATCAGGGTTTTCCACATCAGGAGTAACTGTAGTTTTCATTATATAATGGCCACCTTCTCCATGTATAAGTTCTGTTTCTATTCTACCATTATGATATAAATTATGAAATGCTCGTAAGCGTTCAGGAACTGTGACATATGGTTTACCATGTATATCTATAGTTTTGATAGGTCCTACGAATTTAGCGAAGTCTGTGATTGTATTGTTAGTCATGCTGTTCTCCCAGCCAGTTCCTTGAGAGCTTCAAGTCTCTCAATCTCACTGGCTTCTGTTGTTTCCTTTGCGAGGTAGGGGCTATTTTGCATTGTTGCTTCAAGTTTTGTCAATATTTCGGCAAAACCTTGCATAGTATTACTTAATTCTACTAAACTAGTGGACATTTGTCCTAAATAGCCCATTATAGAACTAAGAGTCTCTCTTTCATCTACCATTGTTATTTCTCCTCAGTTATGGCAGGGTTAATATAAGTATGATCTAGATATTTTCCTATGGAATTTATTCTAAAACCTTCCTTACGAAGATTATTTGTCAATAAATCCATCCATATATACTTATGATAACCTCTATTACCTGATAAACAAAACACCTGATTAACCATCATACCAGCTACAAGATTTGCAGTAAATATGGTATGTTTCATGGTACAAGGTGCGTCCTCTATATTAGCACTGGAAGTCCAGTGTTCATAATAGTCAATAGGTGCATCTCTTTTAGTCATTGTTACTACTTCGAATGCTAATGCATCCATTCTACCATCTATAAAATATCCTTTAGAGTCTTTATTCTCCATTCTCCAACGATCATAAATTGCTAGTCTGTCTTCCATATTATCTATACATACTATTATCTTTGGGGTCATTTCTTGATTTGAATCAAACTTATAACGTGATGCAACAGTTGTTATAGCAGGATTATACTGTCTTGCTAGTGCTG